AAATTCTTCGCATTGTTTCTGACCGTATCGAGAAAACGTCCCTCATCGGATCCATTGATGACATAAACATCTACTCCTAATTGATTACACAACGCCTTGGCAACTGTAGTCTTGCCACACCCAGGAGGACCAGAAAGAAGAAGATTAGGAACCTCCCCTCTATCTAGGAAATCAAGGAATGTTTTCTTAATATTTGTTGGTAAAATACATTCATCAATTGTACGAGGTCGATACTTCTCAACCCATACAAACTCATCACGAGACATAATTATTT